TCGCAGCCGCGCCGGGTAAACTGTATTGGCCCGGCCGCTATTCCATCGGGGCGAATTACAAAGGGGTTCATTCCGCACTCCGGTAACATACATTCGTAAATGGCTGAACTATCACATCCAAACTGCAAAGACATTGCCCGTACCGAATCCTGAATAATACGAAACTCATAATCGTCAACGTGCCGCCTTAATTCCGCTTCGTATATCGCGGTTACGTGGTCGGAACTGTATCCACTAAATTCGCCGGACGTTACCGGGTTTAGGTAGAGGGTTTCGATGTACTGTATTTGCAAAGACAACCATTGCCAGTAACACGATACAAATATAACGAAAACCGCGCATTTTATACCGTTCCAAATTGTTAATTTCGGAAACAGGCTTTTGATTTTTCGCAATACCTGCCAGCCGAACCGCCATACTTCGCCGGTTGTGTTCCATGTTACCGCAATTAGGATAAAAAGGATGAGCGCGGCGAAGGGCCGGACGGCCTCGGTCTGGATGGCTATTTGGATGATATCGGCAAAGTTGGTCATTTTTCGCCGCGCAATGCCCTAAAATCAATGGCGCAAAAATCAATAAAGGTTTTTGCTACCTCTTTGCTTATAGAGTGAATTGTTCCATAAAAACCGCGATACTCCGCATCTCCGCCGGTGCAATATTCATCTGTGATATAATATTCACCATCCATATCGCGTAAAAGAACAGTAGTGTATCTGTCGTATCGCCTTTCAGAAGTAAGGGCCGAACAAACGATTTCTAATAGCGGCGCATCCGGCTTTTTATCAGGCACACAAATACCCAAATAATAATTTATTGTATCGCCGCTCCGGTCATCATGGGTTAACTCGTCAAAGTGTTTTTTAATAGTTTCAAAGTCCATCGTTTCAAATTTAAAAGTTATAAGTTATAAGTTCCAAACCAGCATAGCCGCGCATCGGGCGTGCTCGCTTGTTTTGGTTGTCCATTTTGTATTAGCCTGCCAAAGTGCTAAATTTTTAGCCTCTGCCAGTTTGTTTAGTTTGCCATTCGGGGCAACCATTTTAAAATTAACACCCATCTCGGTTAAAAAATCCTCCCATACCACCGCATCCCGTTTGACATACCCCGCTCCCATGCGCTTTGCTTCGGTCATTCCGGGGTCAAACTTTCGCTTTCGTGCATCTTCGATTATAATAAAAAAGTCTTCGTTAAAGCGGTCAATTCCATTAATATCAACCGCCTTTTTGATCACAAACATTGCCTGATGAATCTTTCCGGTTTCGATATTGGTAAAACGTTTTTCTATTGTATCCCAAATAGCGTATCCGGTATTTACGCCGGTGTCAATGCCTATCCAGTAGCGGGGCTTTTTCATTTCTCTAATTCAGTTATAAGATTATCAATAGCGCCGGTTAGTTCCGTTTTACCGCGCCCATGCGCCCAGGCCCGGCGAATAACAGCCCGGCTTAACAGGCCGTTGTACCCTTTTCTGATTTCAAAATCTGCATGTGGTATTGGCGTGCCGATCAGGAGTGGGAGAACTTCAGCGGCGGCGGCTTGTATGCGTTCGGTTTTTGTCATTGTGTTAGTAAAAATGGAATAGTTGCAATTGCGCAATAATCGTCGTTAATCATTATGAAATAATCAAACATTGCCTTTTTCATTTTATTTTTCAATTTGTCCCTTTGGTTTTGCCGATGCTTACGGCGCGGCCTTCCGTATTTTTTCATCTTTTTTCTGATTTTGCCCCGCCGTCGCGGTCAGGCGGCGGGGCAGGTTCACTAACTTATTTATGCTTCTTAAAATAGTTGTAACTGCTTTTTTGATTCAATAGCAGCGGCGCAATTTTTCTTTGCCAATTGGAAGTACGACTGCTTTAATTCAAAACCGATTCCCTTTCTGCCTAATTCAACGGCCTGATAAACCTCGCTGCCGATTCCCATAAATGGGGTTAAAACGGTATCGCCGGGATTAGTCCACAAATGCAACGCCCTGCGGATGGTTTCAAGTTGCAGCGGGCAAATGTGCTTTTCATCTTTTTCATCGCGGCCGTTTCGGAACCCCTGCAATGTGTCGCCGTAGTCAATGTCCATCCAAACAGGTGAAGCATATTTTTGCCACGTATCCACATTTATATCACACTTTACCGGATTATCGCGTTCGCCGTCTTTTCTGAAAACCAATAGATAATCAGGAATACCCACGCGGCTCATTGTGCTGTCTTTTTTGATCTGCTTGTGAAGCAGACCAAGTGCTTTTGTGCGCTGCATTTCAACCACCGGATCTTTCCAAATGGTAACGCGGGAATGATAAACAAAACCGGCATCTTCAAACGCCCGCAAAATAAGCCCTGAAAAATCGCGCAACCCAATATACCCTTCTTTGCCTTTTTGGATTGGTAAGTCCATGCAGTGTACTGCTACATTGCGGCCGGACATTAAAACGCGATGCAACTCTTTTACTAAAAAACCGAACTGCTCCATAAATTCTTTGTAATCGGCAGAATTACCCATGTCTTCAACCAAATTGGAATATGTGTACAATTCGGCAAACGGTGGAGAAAATATTGAAAAGCCGATGGATTCGTCATCTACTTGTTGAATAAGTTGCACACAGTCTCCGCGCTGAATGTCGTACCATTCATTTCTTTCTCGTTCGGTATCGTATTCGGCCGTTGCCAGCGTATTGCCGTTTAGGTTTTCGTTTATTGCGTTTGCCATTTCATCTTGCATAATCTTGAATTGCTTTTCTTTTTGCTTAATGGATTCAATGACGTTGGTCATCGTATCGGTGGAAATGATATAAATGTTTACTTCGTTTTTTTGGCCGAACCTGTACGACCTGCGTATGGCCTGATATAATCCCTCAAAACTGAAATCGAGTGAGGCGAAAACCTGATTGAAACACGACTGAAAATTTAACCCGAATTGAGCAATTTTAGTCTTTGTGATAAGTACCCGAAACTCGCTATTTGCAAATGCCAGCAAAGTTTTCTTTTTAAAGTCGGGAGAATCGCTACCTTTTACCTCAATGCTGCCGGGTATCATTTTACGCAACATTTCGCCCTCTTCGTTCTGCTTTATCCAAATGATAAACTGCTCATTGCTGCCGTTTACAATGTCAATTGCAGACTGTAACCGATCTACTTTTGTAAGGCGTAATTCCTGATTAAAATTGGTTGCTGAAATTGCAACGCCATTAAATAATTGGCCGTTATCGCGCTTTTCTGTTTCAATCTGCTTTTCAATAAAATTGAGCGACGGCAACGCGTAACCGGGCATATCAAAACCAATATCAGACGGCTTGTTAAGCATGATTGCCCACGTTCCGATAAATTGGTAAAATGTTTTTATGGCATGGCCTTTTAAACGCCATTTAGCCGTTTCGCCGCCGTCATGTACAAAGTACATTGCCAGCATTTCGTTCCGGCTCATTACGTCCAGAAATTCCGCATGGTTGCCTAATTCCATTGGGTCATTAGGGGACGGCGTAGCGGTGCAGGCGAGTTTGTAAGGCGTTTCACGGAACCGATCAATAATCAGGTTTTTGGTTGCGCCTTCAAAGTTTTTCAGGATTGACGATTCATCAAGTACGATGCCCGAAAAAATAGACGTATCAATGTTGTCCAATTGCTCATAGTTGGCAATTTGAACCGGCGCAAAATGTGGGCTTTCTTTTTGAAAAGATGCCTCAATTACTTTGATTCCGAATTTTACGCCTTCCTGAATAGTCTGGTCAACCACTGCCAACGGTGCAAGTATTAATACTGGTTTGTCAGTATGCGCGGATACCCTTTGCGCCCACTCCAACTGCATTAATGTTTTGCCCAATCCGCAGTCTGCAAAAATGGCGTATTTGCCCGCTTTCAATGCGCGGTGAACAATGAAGTTTTGAAAAAGGAAAAGAGATTTATTTAGCGTTTGGCGGTCAACTTCAAACCCGCTAAGGATGTGCCGCTTTTGCTTTTTTTCGAGTACTTTCATGTACTCTTGTAATTGTGAATTTTGCATATAAGTTAGTGATTTTATAAGTTCGTAAAGATAAGCGCATCTCATTAAATAAACCAAATTTATTTTGCATTATTTTTGGTTTATTTTATTTCCGCATTGTATCCCCATTAAAAACTACCTCCGTCATCATTTCGCCGAATCTGTCAACATTCCGAAAATCCACAAATTTACCCGCGTCCTTTATCGGCACATTTGAAATGATATGTGTGATTTTGCCATACCGCGCCCTCAAATGCCGCTCATAAATCAGTGCATCATACACCCGCGTTTTGTTGCCGTGGTCGTTTATTACGTCGTCTCCAAATCCAAATTCATCTAAACACTTGTTACCCTGTTTCAGCGTTCCAATTATGTCGTATTCCTGATGGTCTTTGCCGTGCTGAATTTCTTTTGTCAGATTGATGATGTGAAATTCCTTTACCGTTCCGACGGTCAACTTTTGGAACAACTCCATTAAGCGGGTTTTCCCGGTTCCGCATGGCCCTGTGAGGTAAACGCCCTTGTTAAGCGGGTACGGGCTTTCGGGGTCGTTTATGAAGTATCGCAACAACCCATAAAGCACCGCCTTTTGTTCGCCGTTGTACTTTACCGCAAATTCAGGGTTTCGCCTTACGTGCCTTTCTGCTGTCAGCATATCAGCAAAGAGTTTCCGCAATTTTTCTAACGCTTCGCCGTATTGCATCGTTTGGGCATACAGGTCAATTTTTGGCCTTTGCTGCTGCTCTTTGCGTTCGGCAAATACCCGGCGGCTGTATTCCTGAATAAAGGTGTTTTGTTCGGGCGTGCGTTCGGCTGGCTGCGATACGGCTAACTGTTCGGTGGTGCCGAATTTTTGGCGTAGTTGCTGTATGTGTTCGTGCATGGTTACGCTTTTTCTTTTTCAACAACCTCCGTTTTACTTCGGTCAATAATGCGCATCATGTCCTGTAATTGGCTGCAAGCGGTTTTTGCATCAAAGAAAACATCTTCGCCTTTTTCGGCATCATACTCCCGGAAATTAGCAAACCATCCACCCTCACAAACCGTTGTAAAACAAACCGATATTTCAAGTTCTTTGCACATTCCAAAAACCTTATCTACAATAGGTTCGGCGCTACTCCATGCGGTTTCGTAATAAATGGAAAATTCGTCTTCATCGTCGGATAAAATTCCAAAAGCGTATGATCCCCATTTAGTACCCCAATTTTCTGTATTCCAGTCGTGCCAATTAGGGCGGCCCTGCTCTTTGCACATTTTTATTTCAGCATCACCAAGACTGCCTAAAAAAATGTTTTCAGGTTGTGGAATAATTTTTTCAAAACTCAAACGCCCGCTTTCATCTAAGATTTTAGATTTCAGGGTTTGCAATGTTTCTTTTTTCTCCCAATCAGGGCGAAATGTAAAAATGTTTGATGTGTTGTTTGGCATCGTTTCAAATTTTTAAGTTTAAGAATAAGTGTAAGGATTTACGCCGTTCGGATGTCCGGTTTGGGGCCGTGTGGTTTGTTGTTTATTTTCAACCGGGAAAAATCCCTTATACCCGGCTGATACTGTTTTTTCAATCATTGCCTCAGCATTTTCTCGACGTCCTTTACAGTCCTTCCAGAATTTTACCATTGCTATCGCCTCGCTTTCTGCTGATGCAAATTTGCTGTTTATTTCAATCCGGTAACGCATCACAGAATCCCATATATCAGGATTATTCAGGAAAAAGGTATGCGCGTATGCGTTTTTTTCTTTTAGCAGTTGAAACGTTTGGGTAAACGTGTGGTCTTTGCGGCCGGTCTTTTCTTTTTTCGGCCGCGCCGCGCCGGGGGCCGGTGTATCCCTTTTTTCTTTTTTTTCTTTTAGGGGTAACGTCAAATTTTCGGGTTCGGCCGCGTTAGCGGGTAAATCTGTATTATAAAAAGAATCTGTATTATAAACTGTATTATAATGGAGTGACGTTTCATCACCGCTTTGGTGACGTTTCGTCACCGCTTTGGTGTTTTCTGGTGACGTTTCATCACTCACTTTTTCCGGTGACGTTTCGTCACTCTTGCCTTTCATAGCATCAAAAGCCATTACCGTAACCCTTGGTTTCCTGCTTTCGGGGTGCCTTTCAAGCAATCCTTTGGCTTCTAATCGGTTACAAATTGCAAAGTAATTTCGCTTCGCAACGCCAATAACCGCCGCTAAATATTCCGGGCTTGCTTCGCAATATCCGGGGTTATTTTTTGACGGTCTGCCTTGCATGGTTGCAATAAAATCCATCATTAAGTATTCGTTGTTTGACAAATCAAACTTATCACGAACATCATATTTTATTTGCCCGTAATTACCCGTGAGGTCAATTTCTTTTTTTGCGGCCATGATTAAAAAGGTAGATTAGCGTGGTGAAAGTATGATCGGATAAATTCTAAATCGTTTTCGTCAAGGTTAAACCATTCACTGTGAATTTTTTTATCTGCAAAATGAGCGTGCAATTCTTTTTCATCTGCCATTGTGCCATTAAATATGGAGTGAATTTCAATGTGAGGGTTTGAACTTTTAATTGCCTCTAAGCGGCTCTTTATATTTCCCGTAAATCCTATTTTAGTATGCCTGCTTATTTTATCAAAAACCAAATACACCGTTCCTTTTTTAGCCGTCCCTTTTGGTTTTGGGGTTTCGCATTTTAAGTATCGCCCAGACTCAAGAAGCCTTTTCCTGTTTTCAATATCTACGTTTTTATCGTTGATAAAGTGGGCGCAAAAAGATTCGCAGTAACTTATTATGTTTCTAACATCTGTTACGGTTGGAATAACCGGAGGCCCGTAACTATGATTGCATATCTCATAAACGCTGCCATCGTCGAGAAAAGAAACAGTAAACACATTGCTCATTTTTACCAATAAAAAAGCCCTGTAAAAAGTGCGGGCGGCGTTGGCGTGCCAAATGGGGAATGTCAGAAACCCCTCCCGCGCACTTTTTACAGGGCGCTAATTTAAGAAAAATAATTTTTGACATTTTTTACATCGGGGGGCCAACCCCGGCGGCATCTAATTGCATTGCAAAGATAATTACTTTCAATCAATCCTGCAATACCTCTACCTCATCATCTTCAAAAATTTCTATCGGCTCATCATTCATTTTGTCCAACGCCTTTTCAATTACTTCCATTTTGCGTACTAATGTTTCAGCCATTTTTGCATCCAAAGAACCGTCAAAAACTAACTGCTGAATCAGGGCGTTACCAGTTTGCCCGATACGGTGAATCCGATCTTCTGCTTGTAACATATTAGCCGGTGTCCAATCCAGTTCCGCAAACAACATTTTTTGCGCTGCCGTTAGTGTGATACCTACCCCCGCTGCCGAAATTGAACCGATGAAAACCATGCAAGACGGGTCAGTCTGGAACCTTTCAACATTTCCAGTTTTTTCTACCTCACTCATACCTCCGTACAATTTTACCGCCTGCAATCCAAAATGGTTTTGAATCTGATCTACCACCTCGCGGTGATGCGCCATAATTACCACCTTTTCGCCCTCGTCGATAATGGCCTGTGCGTATTCGATAACAAAGGGGATTTTTTCAACGGCCAATTCTTTGCGGATAGCGGCCATTTCGGTGAACGCCACATTGTACGCCTGTCGCAAATTTGCTACCGCATTTTTGTAGCCTTCGCCGTCTTTGTCTGCTTTTGCCCGCTTCATTTGGGCCTGTAATTTTCTGACCTCTTTTTCAATGGCTTTTGTTTTTTCAGCCTCTTTTGAAAGCAGTCCTTTCACCGCGTCCGAAGGCAATACAACTACCTGCCTGGTTTTGGGTGGAAGTTCGGTTAACACCTGCGATTTAAGGCGGCGAATCATACCCGATGCCCGTAACAGGTTTTGAAGTTCATCGAGGTTGGAAGCGCCGGAAAAATCCCATCCATAACCATCTTGAAACGCCCCGCAATACCTTTTGCCAAAATGCCACATATTGTTGAAAACAGACGGCCAAAGAAAGGAGACAAGCGGGAAAATTTCGATTGGCCGGTTTGTGATCGGCGTTCCGGTGAGCAGTATTTTTTTGTCTGCCGGAATCGGCTTTACTTCTTTGCCTTTGCCAATAATCGCAACCGTTCTTTGTGCTTTTGGATTTTTCAGATAATGCGCCTCATCTGCAACGAATAAGCCCCACTGAGTAGCACGGATTTCTTTTTGAAATTTGGCGGCTATGTCATAGTTCATTATCACAATGTCCGGCGCTGTGGGGAACTGGTCTTTGCTTTGCATTACATGGATGTTTCGCACATCCACCAACCAGCGGCGCAACTCGTTACGCCAATTCAGTTTGAGTGTGGCGGGGCAAATTATCAGCACCGTTTCAGGTTTGGCGGCATTGATAACGCCAATGGCTTGCACGGTTTTACCCAAACCCATTTCGTCACCGATTAGTGTGCTTTCGTTTGCCAGCGCATAGGCAATACCGGCGTGCTGATATGGGAAATAGCGTTTGCCGTTCGGTGCTGGAATATCAATACCGTGCGCCTCGTTTGCCTGCCGGGATGTTTCGATTTTTTCGGCAACGCCTTGCAGGGCTGAAATTGCGGTTTCATCTGCAACGCTTTCAAATTTGGCGGCAACGTCCGGAATGGTTGTGTGCCATCGCTTTTTGTCAGCATCCCATCGAAAACCGGCGGCTTTCACCTCGTCTTTTTCGGAAAATGAACATATCATTTCCCATCGGTTATTGTCGTGTATTAATTTCATGGTTCGTTTTGAAAAAAGTTAACCCCTTTCGGGGACTTCGCAAAATTTATTTTTCAATCTGCCGCATCTGAATGTATGCGCCGTTTACAACCTCAACCGCCTCCCAAACACCGGTATATTTTTCGAGGTATTCCGCTTTGGTATCCCCTAACATTTCCATGTCAAGTGCGCGGATTTCATCTGCTGTGATCGTGTCACCGATTTCTAATTTACGGTTGACGGTGATAAAATCGAGGTCGTTTAATCTGATACGTGTCATTGTGTGATTTATTTTTAAAGTGAATTACAAAACCACAACCGGCCACTTTCCGCGCCGCTTTCGCGGTACTCACCAAACACAACGCCCTGATCTGACGCCCACTGAATGAACGCATCCATGCGCGATTGGGTGTAGTCGTCGTCCCATGTAATGTAGGGCATCTGCGGCGAATACAGCACGTTTGCGCGGGCTTTCATTCGCCTGTCGAACGCTTTGAGCATTTGCTTGACGGCGGTTTTTG